GTCATTTCAAACGCTTTTGTTTCTACTTCAGCTTGTGAAATAGCAATACCATAAGTTTTAAGTGATTCATTTTCACCGAGAAGTGATTTAGTAAATGCTTCTAAAACTGGTTGTGCACCACCCTGTACGTTAGCAAAAGAAGCAACATCACCAGCTAATGCAGCAAGTTTTGTTCCTAAATCACCAGACGCTTCAGCTGTAAAGTCAATACCTTGTAATACTGCACCTGTATTTGTTAGTAGTCCCTCTAATTCAAATGCTGCTAAACCAGCTTTATTTGCAAATTCATCTACAAAACTAGATACTTGTGGTAATGCGTCCCCAAATGTTGTTTCAAATGCAGAACGTGCTTCACCTGCGTCTGAAGCTAAATCAACTAATTCTCTACCAACTGTACCTGCTGCAACGCCAATAGCACCTATACCAACTGCTGCTGCTTTACCTATTCCAGCTGCAACACTACCTAAACCTTGTAATGCTTTTTGTCCTTTTGTTAATGATTTAACAAACTGATCGGTTTTACCGATTATTGCTATTGATACTTTTTTCTCAAATGCCATTATTTTATTGCCTTAACTAATGCGTCAAACATTTTATCATTATATGTTTCAAGTATTTCTTTTTGGTTTTTACTAATTGTTCTACCAACTACGTAACCCTCTTTGCCTAGTTTGGTAAATGAACTATCACCACGTTGATGTTGGTTACCAATCCAACGTCTATATGGAAACTTTGCGTTTGGTCGTGAGTGTGGCAACCTACCTACTTCTGCTTGTGTGATTGCCCTAGTACCACCACCCCTTGTTGGTACATATTGAAACCTACGACCAAATTCTAATGTAAGTGCTGACGGATTACGTTGTGATGTTTTAATGTTAATTTTTGCTTCTGTTCTTGTACCAGAAGCAGTAATACCCATAACAGACCGATTAGCTTTTGGTATTTGTTGTTTACGACCTAATACACGGCTATCTGCTAATTGTTCTTTAGCTATTTCCCTGTGGAACTTAGACAACGTTTTTAGAACATCTTTTTTACCATACTGTTTTAATTCTTTAACAACTTCCCTAACTTGACTATTGTCTATTGCTAAATCGGTTTTCTTAAATGTTCTTGCCATATCAATTATCGTATTTCTTGTTTATAACTCTTACTAATGCGTAAAACATTTCCATATCAAG